GATGGTCTTACGTTGTTAGTGAGCATGGAACTACTTGCTGCTTCACGACCTGCTGAAATAACGGCATACGACCGTCCTTTCCCAGGAGGTGAGTGATGACTCTTGTTTTGAAGCCAGGATGGAATGGACTGACTGAATCTGAAGCGATTGATTATGTCGCGGCTGTAGAAGCCGCTGACGGCGAAGAGCTGGAATATGGTGTAGCCAAGGCGATCAATGATTTTGTCGTTGGTTGCAAATCTGATGGCATCTGGAACGCAATCAAAGCGTCGTGCATCCTTGCTGGTGCGAGGACGCTGAACGGTGCGTTGGTGCCGCTGACTGGCGGTGCGCCAACAAATAATAATTTTGTCTCTGCTGACTATGACAGGGAGACGGGGTTGGTTGGGAATGGGAGTACGAAATATTTGAATAGTAATAGGAACAACAATGCCGATCCGCAAAATAGCAAGCATCTTGCAGTCTATGCTGCCGTGGGCGCAGGAACCAATAACGCTTTAATAGGTGCTGGTGCGTTTGTAGACTCCGGCAATAGCTATATTATACAAGGCTCCAATAAAGCAGCAAAAGTTAATAGCGGTGCAAGTTCCGCCTTTAATGGTGGCTCCGGTAGTAAATGGTCTTCTGGCTTTATTGGCATAAGCAGGTCGAATAGTTCTAACTTTCAATACAGAAACAATAGTGTAAATGCAACTGAGACTAACGCAAGTGTTTCAGTGTTTAATGGCACTACATGGGTGTTTGCAAGGGGGGATAGCCCTCCTCGCAATGTTTACGATGGCCGCCTTTCCTTCTACAGCATCGGCGAAGCCCTAGACCTCGCCGCCCTTGACACCCGCGTGTCTAACCTAATCACAGCTATCGGAGCAGCAATACCATGAGCCCAACTGCAATTCCTGGAAACCTTATTCTGCAATCTCCTAGCAACAGTATTTGGAAAATCACTAGCGATCAGGTCAACCCACCTGGGGATGCTGCAATCACTTATGACATCACAAATGCTGGTGGTGTTTTTAATCTAAGGTCTACTGGTACTGTTGATTACGAGATTGAATGGGGCGACGGTGCTGTTGAAATCAGTACGCTCAACACGTTGCCACATACTTACGCCGCTGGTGATTACACGCTTGGTGTTTATAGTGATGGTGTTTATAGGCCATACTTTAATAACGTAACTGCTGATGCGACTCAGATCACGTCTGTCACTATTGGCCCAGGGGCTAACTTAGGGACAGACCTGGGAGGCGCTTGGTATGGTGCATCTAACATGACTTCATTTGTTTGTCCGTTTGATGTGACAAGTGGGGTTATTAACTTGGTCAGGGCTTGGCGTAACTGCAGCAGCCTTACTAGTTTCCCGTTGATTAATACTTCGTCATGCACTGTCTTTACCAATGCCTGGCGTGACTGCAGCAGCCTTACAGGTTTCAATTTGATTGACACGTCTAGTGGGACTGACTTTACCAATGCCTGGCGTGACTGCAACAGCCTTAGCAGCTTCCCAGCCAATATGTTTGACACGACGGGAACTCTTGTTTCTAATGCGTTTCAGGGTGCTTGGACTAACTGCGCCCTAACTGCACAATCAATCGAGAACATCCTTGTCAGTCTGGACACAAACGGTGCTTCTAGCATCACTCTTGCCATTAACGGCGGTACTAACGCCGCCAAGACCACTTGGTCCGCTGCTGCCGTCACTGCTTACGACAACCTTATTGTCAAGGGTTGGACTATTTCCTTTAATGCTTAAATACTATGGGGCCACGCCGCTAGTATCAAAAAAGGTAAAATGTCCGCCGCTTACTGGGCAAATCGCGAGAAATGGTGACTAAGTGACGTATTCAGTTCCCGGCCAAATCCGCACCCACCTTGTAAGTTCCAACACCCTCGGTGGAGCGGACAGTCCGTTCACCCGCACGCAAGCGGTGCTGGACATGATGAAGGGCTGGGAAATCATGAAGGCCGTCACCCTTGGGACGGAATATCTCCGCGAGAACAGCGAAGCTTTCCTACCAATCGAGCCCCGCGAGGACTACACCGCCTATTTAGCGCGTGTAAACCGGGCCGTATTTTCCCCATTTACGCAGCGCCTGGTGCGTGCTGCTGCAGGACTAATTCTGCGCAAACCCATCAGTTTGGTAGGCGACCCATACTGGACGGATATTTTCGCAAAAGACGTTGATGGTTGCGGCTCAGATTTAGACGAGTACGCCCGCCGCCTGCTGCTGTGCTCACTAACTTACGGGCATTGTCATACACTAGTAGATTTTCCGGCTCCAACAGGTGCCCGCAGCCTTGCGGAAGAGCGCGAACTTAACCGCCGCCCGTACTGGATCGAGGTGGACCCAGACAACATTTACGGCTGGAGGTTGGACCGTGAGGTCAACTACGGCAACCTCGTACAGGTCCGCATCAAAGAAAAAGCAGTAGTCCCTGACGGCGAATTTGGCGAAAAAGTATATGACCAGATCCGTGTTATCGAGCCTGGGCAGTACCGCATTTACCGGCAGGTCGAAACCAAGAAGGACATGCAGGGAGGTTTCCCATATCCAAACGCTTTCGACGCAACAGATGCCACCTCGGACTATGAGCTAGTGGAATCAGGCGACTACAGCCTGGGCCAAATCCCACTTGTCACAACATATGCAGGCAAGGTTGACACCCTTACAAGTAAGCCGCCCTTACTTGACATTGCCTACTTAAACCTGGCACATTTTCAACGCCAAGCCGATTTAATCCACAGCCTGCACATCGCAAGCCAACCAATTCTTGTCCTTGAAGGCTGGGACGACCAATCCAAAGATGTAGCTGTAAGCGTCAACTACGCAATGGCAACCCAACCTGGCAACACAGTTTATTACGTGGAGCCAGCCGCGAACGCATTTGAAGCGCAGTCCAACGAAATCCGCGAGCTACAGATGCAAATGGCCACCCTTGGCATCAGCACACTTAGCCAACAAAAATTTGTTGCCGAATCCGCCGACGCCCGCCGCTTGGACCGTGTAGACACAAACTCAATGCTGTCGATGGTATCTCTCGATCTGGAACAGGCCCTACAAAAAGCTTTCAATTTAGCCGCCGACTATGTAGGAATCGCCCCACCGGAGGTAAGCATCAGCCGCGATTTTGACATTGATCGTTTAATCGGGCAGGACGTAACCGCGCTGACGGCATTGTTCGACCAAGGCGTACTGGGACGCGAGGAGTTCCGCCAAATTTTGGTCCAAGGTGAAATCCTTCCTACCGCTAGTGAGAAACAAGGCGGTGAGACCGAAACTCAAGACACCGAGGAAGAATAACCGCATACTTACGAGTTCTTGTAAACTACACGAGTAGACTAAAGGAGTACATGGAGTACGCCTACATGGGCAAGTCCCTAGAAAAAGTTACCCAACCTGACGGTTCCGAAGTATGGGAACTTGTCGAGTTACGCGAACAGCAACCTGAACCCAAGGTATGCAAAGCTGTTCGTAAGCGCAAGCCATCAAAGCCTGCGGAAGACACCCCTACTACCACTTTTGACTTCTGACTATGGAAGAGCACGTCATCCAGGACACGCCCGTGGCGAGTTCTGACCAGCCCGTGGCTGCAGCCGACACCGCTCCACAGCAACCAGACCCTGCGCTTGCTGTCAAAGCCGAATACGAGACCCAGCTTGCCGCTTTAAAACAGCAAGCAACTGAAGCCGAGGAACGTTTCCAAGGCATCAAATCCAAGCTGGATGAGGTCTACAAAAAGCAGGACGACCAGCGCAAACAAACGCTGGAAGACCAAGGCCAATGGAAAGATCTTTGGGAAGAAGCTAATAAAAGCGCCCAAGAAAAGGACGTACAAATCAGCGCACTGGAGCGTCAGTTGGCGGACCTAAAGGTCTCCAACGAGGAAGCTTCTATGCGTACAAAAGCGTTATCCGCAATCAGCCAAGCCGGTGCCATCAACGCCGAGCAAATGCTTTTGCTGGTACAAAACAACCTGCACAAAAAGGACAACGGCGACGTTGTAATTTTGGATAAGGGTGTCGAACAAGATATTACTAACTACTTAGGCAATTTAAAGAACCCCGGTTCAGGTTTTGAGCACCACTTTAAGCCCAGCAGCGCCGCTGGCATGGGAGCCAAGCCGACACCAAATTCTGTTATTGCCCCTGGGATGCCCAATCCATTTAAGGCCGGTAGTATTAACATAACGAGACAAATGCAACTAAAAGCAGAGGAGCCCGAACTTGCAGCTGTGCTGGAACGTGAAGCTTCTTTGTAGCCCCGGTGGGGCGTGTCTCACCAAGTCCGTGGCTTGGACCCCGCACACACCTTTAACGTTGGTTTTCTAAGATGGCCGCACCATTTCAGAATTATTCCGGCGGTGTCCTACTCGCGGACATCGTAAAGAGGAATAATCTCAGCACCTATGTGTCTGAGGCAGTAAAAGAGCGCAGCTTGTTCATCAAGTCTGGCGCTGTTGTTCGTAATCCATTGCTGGATGCCCGCGAAGGCGGCACCCGCATTCAGGTGCCCGAATTCAATCCTGTATCTCCAACTGAGGAGATCATGGACGGTACAGCTACGTGGGGCACAAGCAGCGGTGGTTACCTGACTCCCCAAAAGATCGGCACCGGCACCCAGATTGCTTCCATTTGCCATCGCGGTTTCGCGTATGCAGTGGACGACATTGCGATGTTGGCGGCGGGTGAAGACCCAATGCTCCACATCCGCAACCAGCTTGCCGATGCAATCAACAAGCTGAACAGCGCCCGTCTGTTCTCACAACTTTCGGGTTTGTTTGGGACAGCATTGTCTGCCCATTCTTTGGACAAGGCAGTTGCTGCAACTTCAGGACAAACCGAAGCCAATTTCTTGACCGCAGCCAATGTGGCTGAGGCCCGCGCTGCCCTTGGCGAGCGTGGCGATGAGCTGGACACCTTGATTGTCCACCCATCCGTTGGTTTCTACCTGTACCAAATTGGTCTTCTGACCTTTAGCACCTCCGCCTTGGCCGCTGCTGGCGCAGTGACCTGGGGCGGTGGCGGCGTCGGCGTCGGTGCTCGCAGCATCGGCGAGTTTGCAGGCTGCAACGTGATCATGGATCCACAGGTCAACACTGTGATCCCTGGAACGTCAGGCGACGTGAAGGAGTTCCGTTGCTACCTGATGCGCGGGGGTTCAATTCTGGAAGGCGTCCAGCAGGATCTGCGTATTGAAGCAGACCGCAACGTGCTCTCGAAGCAAGACGTGCTTTCTGTGGATTACCACACCGCGTATCACGTGATGGGCACCAAGTGGACCAGTGCTGGTGACAACCCCACCAACGGCACTCTGGCCACCGCTGGCAACTGGTCAGCCACCTACGACATCGACCTGATCCCAATGGTCGAGATGATCGTCAACAGCCCATTGGACACC